TCTGGAAAGTTTTTCATAGCAATCGCAAATGGAGTTCGTGGACCTTCTGGAATATTACGAGGAGGCGCCATTAGATAACAACCAATACCTTTATTTGACCAAGCACCATGTGTTTTACCATACCGACGATTGTATTCTACAGCAAGAGCCATATAATGCTGTACGTGCCATTTGTAGTTCTCTGTTGACTGCATGGTCCATACGGTACAAGGATGACCCATATGGACTGCTTTCATTAGAACGTCTTCTAGTGGACCATCGAGTTTCCAGTATTTGATCATTCGCTTACCAGATTTAGATGGTCGCATTTCCATAACACCATCGAGCATACGATGCGCTGTTGATAACATCTGTGCTGATTCGGTAACCATTTTCACTACGTGTTTGTCACACAGAGCACGAGCGGACTCTTGTGGGCAATCACTCACTGCAAAGATATTCATCGTTTCGTTTTCCTACTTTTGATATTTTTTTCCCAAGTATTTTTTCCCCAAGTATTTTTCTTATTATAAACTCCATTATCTTTCGGTTTTTTAGATATATAAGACCCACCGAACATCGAACCGGTTTGTCCTTTATCAAATACTGGTCTATCCATCGGATAATCTTTATCTAATTGTTCCAGTCGTTCTTTAGTTTTCTTTTCTCGCCACCACTTATCTGCTGCTTTTTTTCCATCTTTCTTTAGAATTTTTCCGTATATATTATCCACAATCAATCCTCAAACTAATAATTAAAACGAAAAGGAGACAACTTCTTCATCTCATCTTCTGTAGGGCGCTTAGTACCAGCGTACACTACCAGATCATCATCTTCGTTTTCATAACATTCAACAATATTATCCTTAGCAAGGATCGAAAGTGATACTTGGATCATATGATCGATATCATATGATTTACGACCAAGATAAAATGAAAGACCAACCAAAGATATTAGACCTGCAAGTATTAGAATATCATGATACATTTTTTTCTCCTTTGGAATATATATTCATTATACTTTAAAAACAAAAAAACGTCAATGATTTTCCAATAATTTTTTTAACTCTTCTAAATTATTTCTGTATGAATTGCGAATCAATGGTTGATATGACTTATTTTTTTCTGGATAAACAAACACGAAATCAACATCTTCGTGTTTTTCAATCAACCATCCAATATAATCTAGTCGATTACGAGTATCGACCAGCGAGGCTCTTGTATTCTCTTCATACGCATTCGTACCATCAAATAGATTTGATAATGCCACTTTATTATCAACAATCATCGAATCAAATCCCAACATGAACAATTGCTTGTATCCCATCTTGATTGCCTCAAGCATCGCATTGACACCAGCATTGGAACGAGAAGTTAAACCAGGTTTACCATTTTTCTTCCAATGAATCTCGAAGGGTTCATACTGTTCATCTTTTGGAGGTACAATAAATCTTTTTGATGGAAAATCAGAAGATTCAATCTCCGTTATTATCTTATCATCAATCGCCACAAGGTAATCTGGCAAATCATAATTTGGTCTGAACTCTCGATAAAGAGCATTGCAACCAAATACTGTACCTTTGTCTTTTAGATCCATCAAGTCAAAATCTTTTCTTGATGATCCGTTACCGATTATAAATGCTCTCTTCGCCATAGGCTTCATCATATTTTTTCGCTTTTGTTTTACGATACTTCTTCACGATTTGTTTGCGTTTAGTGGGTTTCTTATCAAAAGAATATTCATTGTCCCATGACTTTTCACGCCGAAACGTCTTACCCATTTTAGTTTATTTCTCTTTCTTTAACTTCCATAAAATATATGGATCGTTTTTTTCTACTTGTAGAGGAATTTGTTTTGCTTTTGGATCAATTGGTGTTGGACCAACATAATGCCATGTTGCTCCGTTGGTTACATCTTTTTCAACGGCTTTAATAAATTCTTGGTTATCAACGACAAATAATCCAAAAAATAATGCTAATACTGAAATTACAATCATTTATTTATTTTCCTCTGTTTTCCATGTTGATGCTAATGTTGGCCATGCTTCTTCGAATAGTTTTTGTGTGATACCTTTATATGGCATCTTCTTATCTTTAATTGCTAATACTAATTTTGCATCATCTGGATCCAATGATTCAAGAAACTGAACAAACTGAGATTCTCTTTGGATAGATTTCATATCCGGATATGGTCCATCTTTTAGAAAGATGCGAAACTTACGTACATTTGCATACAACGATGTTTGTAAATCCGATTCTTTTGGTTGCGCTTTATATGGTGGATCTCCTTCTGGTAAAACAAACTGATGCTTTGGATTGAAACAAATGTCAACCACTGCTTCAAGTGTTGTATTATGATCCTTCCTTAACGTTTCAATTTGTTGTTTTCGAGATTTAATATCTGAAACCCTCTTTAAGATTTCAGCCACACTTTCTTTCATTGCCATTTAGAACTCCTGAATCACGTCCATAAGATTTTTCAATCTATTCTGAACAAAATAGTTAAATAATTTATCTCTACGATTACATTTATAATTTTCAAACTTTTCAAGTACCTGATCTTGAATCTCTTGAGGTACAAAATCAAGATTTACAAGTTGCTCATTGCGTCGATAGTTGCGAAGCATTCTTTCATTACAAAAGTCTTCCGGTGAATGACCGTTCCAACCATCGATCTTTTTAGCAGACAAAGGTTTCTGTCTCTTATCAACAACGAACGTATCGTCATCTGACAAAAAGTTAGGAACACCATCACCTCTATCGCCACGAAGAATATGCTCATGCATGTAACGAGCAGGATTGCTACACGTCACAAACTTCTTTTGCATTGGGCTGTACTGTTCAACGTTAGCATACTTCTGTAACTGAACAAAGTCTTTATCAGATGAAAGAATCAGAATCGGTTCAGATGATCCATTCGTAACACCAAGATGCCCATACTCATGACAGATGGTAGCAATGATATCATCAGCCTCTGCTCTATCAATCTGTATTACCTTGTAAGGGAAAACTTCTTTGAGATCATCACGAATACCATTGAGCACTTCAAAGATCGTATGCCAGTCAAGACCTGACTCTTCACGATCCTTCTTACGATGATGCTTATAGTATGGAAAAATATCTCGACGCCAGTAGTTCTTATCATCACAACAGATAACAAGTTCGCCATACTTCTCGCCAAACTTATTACGATATAGACGAAGAGAGTTGAGTACCATATGCCGAACCAAGTCAGGTTCGATAGGTACGTTTTTACCTCCAATCTGTTTCATAAGATTGGAAATCATAACTTGATTTAAATCAACGAGTATCATTTTTTATCTCAGTTTCAATTCAATATACTATTATTATATATTATTATGATTTAGAAGTCAATATCTTCTTCGTCTGTTTCTGAAACAAAATTCATCCTATCAATCTCTTCATTCGTTAACACTTCATATACTTTATCGATGTGACTTTGCAATGGATGTGGCATATTTAAAGTACCATAAACCGTTGAACGAAGACACTCAATCGTAAACGAATAACGATCAATGAAACTATCTTCAAAGATAGGAAATCCATGTATACCGATTTTATTGATCAACTGTGTAGCATAGTGATCTACTATCTCATCAATGAATGCTTTCTTATTCTCATCCATAAAATCTCCAAGCTGCTCCTTATCCATAACCTTTGGGTTTGGAGACAGCAAGGGGAATTTGATTACATTGTTTGCTTGTGTCATTTAATTACTTTGAGCAAGATAGTTTCCTTATTCAACCTTCCGTTCATAGATGCTTCTTTTGTATTTATTTCATCCATGACTTTGTTCATAACTCTTTTACCACCAGTCAGAACACGAGGTAGAATTTGGTCAGGTTTACGGAGTTTCTTACGAACAGAGTTCTCTTCATCGTAACCCTGTAGTGTGGTTCCTTTGATAGAAAATCCTGCAGGACCCAACGCATCATATCGAGTGAGCAATCGGTACTTAGTGTTGAAAGTCCACAACTGATTCGCTCCGATAATATCAGCAGGATTGATACTGACTAACTTGAACTCAGCAGCATCCTTTTGATACTGCACTTTAGCAATCTGTTTTTGTAAAGACGCAGGTTTCTTTGCGCGAGTTTTACGAACCGTTTTCTGATTCTGTGATTGCTTACGAGCATCATCTACAATCATACGAACGAAATCGATGAACCGAGTTACCCCACGAGGTTTCATATTAGAGTAACCTTCAGTGAGTTGTTCGTCAGATTTTGACTTAACCTCTTCCAGTTCAGACAGCAGAGGTTCATAGTGATCAGCGATAGCATTTGCCTGTTGCGATTTAACCTCTTTGCTACGCAACCATGCATACATATCAAACTCAGATTTATATTTGTTTTCAGTAAAAATATCAATCTCGTTTTCTAATTCTGCAATGTATTCACTGATCTGCTCACGAATACGATCTTGAATGGAAACGACGGGCGCTTTTCGTTTTTCCTGCTTCTTGATTTCAGACACAACTTTCTTAGCGAGTTTCAGATATCCTTCAATTTTATCATTGAAGAACTCCTGACTCTCGCTCGGCATTTTGCATCCGTTCGCGACCATACGCGCCTGATAACAGACAGTAGGGCTGATCTTATCGCTTACCTTGCGAAGCTGTGCGACCTCTTTCTTGTTACGAGGATAATTATCGAACAGCAATTTAAGAGCATCCTTCTGGTTGTAGAAATAGTTGTACCAGTTGTATGCTTTTAACATATCCATAGATGTAACTTCAACATCTGTCCACGTAGGTTCATCACCAAGATACTTGGTGTCAAAAGATTTCGGTCCAGAACGAACCTTCTTCTTTCGTTTTACAGCAAGAGTACTTTTAGCCATTATGACTCCTTTCATCTCTCATCATATATACATTTTAGATGGAAAAGAAAAATAAGTCAATAGTTTTTTTAAAAAAAAATTTGTTTGAAATCAAAGGGTTGCAAGAAAGTTTGACCATTCCCTTGCTCGGTTATCCCAGTTGAAGAAGTTATTCGCATAAATCTTTTGGAACTGGAGTTTCTGTGTATGCTGATCATGCCAATATTCATTCAACACAGCATCAAACAATTGAGCGAACCGATTTGCATGGGTATTAGTATCTTCGTGCCACTGATATGTATTTGCGAAACCAGCAGTCGTTTCAGGAAGAGCAGCATAGTTTGGGCAAATAATACACACACCAGCACTCATCGCTTCCATAGCAGCAATACAAGATGTCTCTTGCCAGATGTTTGGATAAGCAAAGATATGTGCTTTCTTCAATGCTTCACGAACCTCATCGTTTGATACAGTACCATGATATGAGATACCAGGATGTTCTTTACATTTAGTAAACAACTCACGATACTGTTCATCTCGTTGTGGCCAGCCATAGATATTGAATGATGAATAAACGTCAAGATGAATCTTATCTTTCCATCCATTATCCCACAGATACTCATATACAGGAACAAGAAGTTCTAAACCACGATGTGGTGTTGTATGATAGATTAGATTGATTACACCATCGTTTGGTTTCTCGTGTTCTTCAATTGGCACGATTGCATTCTTGAGAACAACAGATTTAGAATATGGAATCTGATGGGCAAGATGATATGTCTGCCATTGATAATCAGAAACGAAAACAAGTTTCTCAAATCGATCTAAAGATGATTGGTCGCGAATATGTTGTACTTCAGGATCAGACCAAGTATCGTGCAACCACAACACATTCTTCTTATCTTTTGGAACTTCACGAACACGAGATGAGATGATATTGATATTATCTGGAATGTTGACACGAGAGAATAGACCCTCTCGCATCATTTCAGTACCGCCTTTAGCACCAACCACATTGCCATTTGAATCAATAGAACCAGATTCTTCGTCCAGCCCTGTAATTGTAAATTTCATTTTTTTTCCTTATACCATAACTGTCTGTACCGATGATACAGAATCAACACGGAAAGAACGCCATGCATTCTTATCAATATCCCACACTGGAAGAACCGACTCATTCACTGTTCTATTTCTTTCAGGTTTGTCAACAGGTGCTGGAACAAGATCAGATTTCAGAGTACAACGCATTACTCGTTCACTACCATCGACTTTTGTGAAAGCAACATCAGCAACATGTTTTTGAAGAATTTCATAAATTTCATTTCGTGTCATAATATTTGTCCTATATCTATAATAACTTCAACTATGTGAATAACGATTTCAATAATCAATAACACAATTATAATGTTATATGGTGTAAATGTAAATAAATTTTTAAATCTATTCACCAGAA